TTAATAGCCCATGCCGCTGCTACGCTTATCTTTCGTGACGGGTGCGTCAACTTCAAGGCCGTTTTTCATAGTCAACCTCAGCAAGATTCGTTTATAATTCATTCACGGGTTCCCGCCGTATCAATTCGTTCACCAGCTTTTCCTTAAATGAAGCTCAATAAAAAGCCCCGAACTGCGCTAACAGTCGGGGTTTTGTCTTTTCCAGGCACAAAAAAACCGCTTACGCGGCGTCTGGCTTTACTTCATCATTCCGGCTTATCCGGCCATTCGATGGCGTTATACCCCGCCTCATCAGTTACGCTCGTTAGATCCAGCCTCTTAAGTGCTTTGATATAGGCCATCCACTTAATCAGGCTAGCTTTGTCGTCGTCGCTTATGACATCGAGCTGCAGCTCCGTTCGCCAGTCGGCAATGGTATCGTCCGCCGCAGTAAGCAGATTCTGACGCTGCGATTCTGCCCGGGCGTTCCAGTCGATAACCGGATCAGCCAGTACCGGGTTGCCGTCACTGTCAGAGGTAATCACCTTTCCGTTGAGCTGACCGGCCAGCAGTGACTGATAAAGTTCTTCGCTAATCTCTGCGGCATCGTCAGGCCAGGTTCCTGCCAATACATAATCATCATGTAGTTCACCTGAATAAAATGAGTTGTCTTTTTTACTGAAATACATTTGTGATGTCATATCAATATCCTATTGCCAACCAAAAAGCCTGATTTTCCGAAGCACCGCCTGAGCCATATTGAAATCCTGTTCTGGAGACGTTTACTGCTCGAATGTTGAAGGTAGAAGAAGAAATGTTATCAATATAATTACGCAGTGTGGCACTAACCCCTACACAAATGCTGGGGAATGCTATAGGAAAGGTTACAGGAGTAGCGTAATTTGTACGATTAACAGTGCCCCATTGGAAAATAATTCCTGTATTTGTGTCTTTGTACCATCCACTGGCAGCTTTAGAGGCTGTGTTGATTTTCTGATAGCGGGCGTCGAAATTGGTGTAGTTTGTGGGGATTATCTGTCCAGTGAATGAAAGTGTTGTGGTATTCCAATAACCGAACATCTTACCATTAGCCCAGAGGTCAACCTGTCCATCCTTTGAGCTACGCAAGCCAGAGTCAGTATCACCAACATTTAAAATTGCATTGCCAATGCTACCAATCTGAATGGTATTCTTGACTGTTAAATTACCGTTTAACGTTCCGCCTGTTAGTGCTAAAGCCCCAACATCATCAGCAGTTGGCTTGTTGGCCGCATCATACTGTTTTGTCCATGCCGTCCAAGTTCCGCTGTAGAGAGTGCGAATATATGCGCGGGAATTGTTATAAACCCGGTACACTTGCGTTATTCCCGCATGTTTGTAAACCTCCAGTGAACCAGCGATGGCTTCGGGATAATTCTTCCCGGTCGCCGCCTGTGCGTTCGCGGCCTGATAATACAGTCCTGCCGTTTGCAACGAATTCAGATCGGCTGCATTCCCTATTGAAGCAGCCTGACCATTAAAAATATCCTGTGCTGTAATGCTTATATTGCCTGACAGTTCGCGACTGTTAACTGTCGTGGTTTTTGGTACGCCATTTAAGTTTGCAAGCGCAATATTTTTATCAGCAACGTCAGACAGATTTTTATTGCGTATTAAAGCGTCAGGAATTTTGGAGGTAATCATACCCGCTATAGCCCGATAAAGCTGGTCATGCTGGTCTTTATTCAAACTTAGGCCGGACTTTTCAATTACATTACACAACTCTTCCTGTACGGCATCCCACATGTCGCTGTTCAGGTCTGTGGCACGGCGGCCCGTTGCCGGGTCACCATTAGTAAAACCGTTTTTTCCCTGCCCAAATTTGTCGATTTGAGCCGTGGACGTATCAATTCGATGCATCTTCTGTTCCTTCCGGATATGCAAAAACTACTACGGTGTGTGACGGGCATAACTTATCGATCACGCATTCAGCTACGGTGTCACCCCACGTTCTGATTGCAGAATCACATGTACTTGCGCAGGTCTGCCAGCTGACGTTCGCATCAGCCGGAATATTTACGCGCCAGTAATAGCGCCAGAACTCTCCCCACTCCGGGTTCGGTGAGCTGTCGAGATTTTGAAACTGGTATATCGTAGCCGTGGTATAGCCCAGCGCGTTGAGCTGTTCTCGGTAGAAGCGCTCATTGATACCACCAGCCACGTTTGCTTTTGCATCCAGACGTTGCTGCCGCTGGCGTAGCGTCTGAACGCCATCTGGAGCACATAAGTCTGGTAAGCCGCAGAGACTCTCGTAACGGTCAATCAGCTCAGTGGTTTGAGAAGGGTCTATCTCCTTCATCAATGCGCTGGCGCGCTGATGAACCCTTGTTAAAGACGGAGCCAGACCCTCTATGAGCGGGTTTTCACCTTCCCATGCGGGCCCTGGAGGGAGAAGGTGGTAAAGCAGCTGCGTATACTCATCATTTAGCGCCATGGCTATGCAGTCGCCTCCGTATAAGTTTCCCAGGTAATTTCACCAAGCACCGGTAGTTCAGTTTTTCCCAACACAACATCGGTGACAGGAGAACGCAGTTGATGCGCCACCTCGCCAGCAGCAAGGCTTATGGCCTCGCTTATACGCGACAAATAGACCTTCCCGGACGGCTGACCGTCCCGAAGCATTAGCGAATTCAGTTCAGCAGCGACTGCCGTGCGAATTTCAGGCGTGTCTTTTGCCAGGGAGATTGTCACCGGGATAACGTGCTCAGTTGCCGCAAAGACAAACAGGCCTCCGCCAGCGACAGGTGCAAGCGGCAGGATATGCGTGCGCACAGCCTGTACAACATCATCTGCTGGTGCAGGGTTAGCGGGATCACTGGTGGCTACCATCACACCAACGGTACCCGTCCCCTGATAATGACGGAAAGTCCAGGCGCGGGTAATTCCGGCAATTTCTTTCGCCCAGATGATATAATCAGGGTCTGCGCCGCCCTGCGGGATCCAGTAATAGCGTTCCATCACGCGCGCGCGCCATGCCTCCAGTTGCTCCACATCATCCCCACCGTTCAACGTGTCGGCGTACCCGGTGGATGGTATACCGCTAATCGGCGTACCCAGGCGCAACGCAATACCGTCGTCAGTATTCCCGGCCATACCTGCAACATCGGCAACCACCGGCACACGTAACAGGCCGCCAGAGGCTTTAACCGTCTGTGTGGTGGTGAAAGTGACCTGATCATCGCGCTGGATCTGTGTGCCAGCTGGCAGGGTTGGTGTACCGCCAAGACCATCCCAGCGGATAAATCCTGTAGCGGCAACAGCATCTTTTCGTGGGCAGCGCTTGATGCGCGCATGGCGATAAAGCCAGTCTTCATCGCACAAATCAGGCAGCATGTTACGGGCAAGATAATCAAGATAGCCATATAGCGTATGTACGGCGGCGGCCTGCGCCCTTCCATAGACTTCTGCATCCATGCGCCGCAATACAGCATCCTGCTGAAAGCGCGTCAGTAAATCGCTGCGAATAGTGGCGATCAGCTGAGGGAGTTCAGGGCGTGCAAATTGACTGTCAGCCATTCAGTTCGCTCCATATATCATCAAAGGTAATGTTGTGAATGGCTCCGTCCCGCTGATAAACCGTTACGCCAGCGGCCAGAGTGTCTATTCCGGTACGCTCTGAGGTCACATCAATGCGCGCCGCAACACCGTCCTCAGCCATCCACGACAGCGCCTGCTGCATGTATTCGCGGGCGTCCTGCGGGGTTTTGTTGGTGAGTTTGCGGCGTTTCAGCAGATACAGACGGGAGCCGATACGGTCATTCTGAACCGTGGGCCAGGTATCGCCCCACCAGCCGTAAGGCTGCAGGGTTTTATCATCCCGCTCAGCGCGGCGCCACGTGAAAAGAGAAATCACCACGGCACGCGTCAACAGGTCGAGCGGATCCGTGGCATCCTTTCGGATTCCATTAACATAGAGGATCATGGTGTCAGCTCATGGGTTGGTCTGGCTTGTTGGTCGTTCCACCACCGTCGCCGTTTTCTTTATGGGTGTGGCCGTTATACGTTGCGCGCATTTGAGCCATAGTTTTACCGCTACCATCGCAGTTGTCCTTAATGTCCGCAGTGGATTCGATCGGCATTTCAAAGCGGGCTTTAGAGGCATTTCTGAACACAATCGGCTTTCCGCCACCATCAACAACGATCCCGGCGCGGGTTAAGGTAATGGACTGCCCCTGATCGTCATAAATAGCAACCTCGCCATGGGCAAGGCCTTTCAGCCGGTACCGCCTGTCGGCAACGATAACAGCCATACCATGGGAGCGGTCGCCGCCGGGAAACAGCACCACCGCCTCAGCACCACTTTGCGCGGCGGAGGTGAAACCATAAGGTTCAAGGTGTTCAACCCCTTCCTTTGGGTCACCGGCAATCAGCTTTAGCCCGACCGCCTGGCATTTCTTCGCGGTATCAAGCGCGGTGATAACAGCACGAGCCACAATATTCTGTAGGGAGTTATTCATCAGAAATCGATCCCCCCGCTGGACTTTTTCTTCTTCGCCTTCTGCTTTGTCGGCTCAGGCAGGTAAGCATCCGCAGGCCCAACTCTGATTTCAGTGATCGTGCCGTTATTGTCCTGGCTGTAAGTCACCTCGGCGATCACCAGCATTTCATTATCAAAACCATTCAATGGGTCATAAACCACCACCGACTGATTTGGCTTCCACAATTCCCCGTTACCCTGGCGCCAGCCCTGAACGGTGTAGTTTGTCTCCTGCGTTTTAGCTGCACGCTGGCGCGCCTCGAATTCACAGCGGGATTTGCAGCTGTCGGTGGTGGCCGTGCCGGACTGCTGGAGTGTGTGAGGGCGATAGCGGGTTACGCCAGAATCAGTGGTACTCTGGCGAATAGCGGCAATCGTGGCTTCGCCAAAATCATCGTCAGTGCCAGGACGCTGCCCGGTAACAAGATAACTGGAGAAACGATCGCGAACACTGCGTTCGGTATCGCAGGACAGGATATTATCCCCCAGCACCAGCGCGGTGACAGCTTTGGCACTCCCGGGCGTACCCAACACCAGCCGTCCCTGCTCATCGTCATACGCCAGCGCCTGAACCTGGCCCAGCAGGCGATTAAGACAGTCCACCACCGTTTCACCATGCTCAGGCTGAGAATCAATAACCGCCGCTACCGGGGCACCAGCATCAACAACGTCAATCCCAAATGGCAGGGCCAGCGTGCTGGCAATACGGAACAAATTTTTCCCGCTCTGTTGAGCAGGCGCCGCGCTGCAATCAATAAGATCGGCCGTTTTGCTTCTGCCAACGATGCCGCGGGTAATGCTGCTGGCGTCGTAACGCAGCGGCAGCGCTTCAACCCACCCGGTTATTACCAAATCTTCACCAATCAACACCTCAACCTTATCGCCGTTTTTAATCTGCAGGGTGCCATCAGGCCTACCGAGCCACTGGCTGGTAATCGCAACGTTGAAATCCCGGGCAATACGATCGATGCCGGCGCTAATGCGAACCGATGTCCAGCCCCCCCATTCGCGCCCGTTGATACGCAAAAAAACAGTATTGTTCATCGTACCGGCACCCTCAGCGGTTCAACCGGCACAAAGCCGGGATGGCGGACAGGATTACGGGTCAGAATATCCGATTCTCGCCCGGCATCGTCATACCAGGTAGCCGACAACACCAGAGCGGGCAGAACATCATCCGGCGTTCTCTGTGCTGTACGCTCAACCTGAGCCAGCCGCGCCGAAATATCACGGTTCAGGTCTGTACGCACTACGGATATCTGCTGAAACAGAGAATCTTCACCAATACGCAGCTGTTCCTGGTCTATTGCCGCATTAAGCGCGCTGCGGATGTTGGTTAGGTCATCCCAGTTTGGGGGTGGACTGACGTTGCTGACTGTCTGCGCCCCATCAAGCGCCGGATGCGTGATAGTGATAATGTCCGAATCGCTGGTCGTTGCGGTGATTTGCGCTGACGAGACGCGCGGTTGCGCCAGCGTCGTCACAGCAGCTGTAGCCGTACTGATAGCCGTTGCCCTAATAGCCGCCGCGACCAGGTTACTCTGCGTTTTTTGGGTGGCCACAGAACCAGAGTCAGTGGACCAGGTGCCACGCGGCGAAAGACCAGGATCCAGCGTAATGCCGGACAGGGTTTTTATCATCGTGACCAAATCGGAAGTATCGCCACTGAGACGATCGCCCGCCCGCCAGGCTTTCTGAAGCGCTCTGACAAAATCATTCGCAGTGCTGGGCGGCATCAGAATAACCGACAAATCTCCCTGCAATAACCGCATAGCCGCCGATACGCCGGAATCGACCATCTTAAATGCATCAGAAACTGTTTTAATCATCGCCGTAGCATCGGCAATAACGTCATTCCGAATGAAATCAGGAATACCGAAGAGGCCAAACGAGGAGAACATACTGTCAATGGCATCGTCAAACAGCCCACCTGACACATCGAGACGCTGCGCCGTCGCCATGCCTGCAACGGGGAAGGTTAACTCTCCGCTCTCCACAAACTCGAACGAAATGCGCGCCATGCGCCCTTCTGCGCTGCTGTGTGACACCTTCACCGTGCCGTTTATACTGCCCTGCATTTCACCATACTGAGGATGAACCAGCGTGCCGGGGCCATTCGTCTCCACCGCGGCAATCAGGCGATCCCGCTGGTCAGCATAATCGCCGCCGATCACGTAAGCATTGATGGTCAGCCTGCGCGCCGCTCTGCCAAGATCCTCCGTGTAGGGCTTATCCCTGTTGGGATATTCGTGCAACTGTACCCGGCGGCCAAAGGATGCATCATCACCATCTACGGAGAAAGGCACACCACGAAATGACGCATCGCGCAGGCGATCGCGCCAGTCAGTCGAAGAAAAAAATGCCATGGTTTACCTTTTTGAAAGAATGTCGAAGCGGATTAACGAGGAGTTTTAAACGGCGAATAGCCTACATCGTGGGAGATACCCATCAGAGGATTGCCGGATGCCGGAATATCCGTCACGCGCATACCCTGAGGGGCATTTTCGAAGCTTACTTTCAGTTCACTGCGTTGCTGAACGGGAGTTATCGGACTGGTAAGCCCCGAAGACACCGCGGGACGATTTAACGAAACGGTGGGCTGATATCCGTTACCGGAAAAATACCCATCTCCCCTGGGCATTTGCCAGCCTGTTTTATCAAACACAAAATCATGGAAGCCTTTGCCCCATTCGTCCATCTTGCCATTGAGCCCAAACCCACTGTTAAGTGCATCAGCAGCAAAGTTTTTAATTAACCACGGATGTTCTTTCTCAAATTTCTGAGCCATCAACCCCAGCTCCACCAGCCCACCAATCAGACTGATTTTGCCCAGGCCTTTGAGGGCGCTTCCCGTTGCGCCCGCTGCGGCCGTCCACTGCTTCTGCGTAGCTATGGCCGCCTGAAGATTCGTTACCATTTTGATGCCGATATACAAAGCCGAAATCGCGGCAATCCCTTTGATAGCGTCCTCCCAGCCGCCAAGCTGCTGTACCACACGATCAATCTCGTGCCATACCGCCTTGATAACCGGGCCAACCTCATCCCAGTGCTCGATAATTTCATACGCGCCAATCACCAGAGCGCCCACAGCGAGCTTCGCCGGCGAAAGGTTGAATGCCATATTCATGATTTTAACGGCTCGTGAAACCCCGCCCATTGCCATTGAAACAGCAGAAAGCGCCAGGCCAAATTTGGCTATCGATTTAATGACATCCGGATTATTACGCACCCACTGTAAAGCCTCTTTCATATAGGGAGCCATGGCTTTAGTGGCATCAACCACAATTGGCAAAAATTCACTCCCCACGGTAACAGCCAGAGCAGTAAACTGATTTTTGAGGATTTGCAGCTGTTTCTCTGTAGTGTTTACCCGTGAATCATATTCGCGCTGTGTGGCCCCCGCGTATTTCGAAGCGTCTGATACCGAATTGAAATTTTTCTTCAGTAGATCCAGATTGGTAAGCAGGGGCGCGATGGCCTTTATAGACTCCCTGCCAAATAACCACTCCAGGCCTTTGGCCTGCTTGTCCTTTGATATTTTCCCCAGCCCTTCGAGTACGCGGAGCATCATGCCGCGCGAATCTTTCTGCATCCCTGCTGCCACCTCCTTAGAGGTCAGCCCGATACTTTTCAGCACCGCTTTCGCTTTATTGGTGTTGGCATTGGTCAACGCCAGCATAAAGTTCTGCACCCCCGTACCGGCAACATCTGAGCTGACGCCAACGCCGGTAATGGTTGCTGCGATGGCAGCCAGATCGGATGTTGACACACCGGCCGTTGTTGCCAGATTGCCCACCGATGTCACGACATCCCCGATTTGTTTCTCAGTCGTCGGCCCCGTCATGGCCAGGTAATTCATCTGGTCGGACAGGTTCATCACCTCTTTCTGTGTCAGTTTGAAAGCAGTGCGCCATACGGCCAGCTGGTGACCAGCCTCATTAGCCGTCATGCCGAAACCAACCGCCGCTTTGGTCGCGTCTTCAGTAAACTGTGCCAGCTCCTTAAACGGGATACCTGCCTGACCGGCTTCAGCGGTTATTTCCGCTAATCCCTCAGCGCTCATTGGCAGCCGGGTTGACATATCAATCAACTGTTCGGTCATCTGCCTGAACGCTTTAGGATCGTGCAACTCCTCAATCGCCTTGCGTGCATCAGCCATGTGATTTTCAAGCCCCATGGCTGATTGTGTCGCGCCAGCAAACACCCCCAGGATAGAAGCGCCGGCCACGCCAGCGCCAACGCCCAGCCCGGACACCTCCTTCTGAAAACCTTTTAGCTGTTTCTGCATGCCCTTCAGCGGGCCGGAAAGCTGATCAACAGCTGTAATGATGGCCTTTAACTGGAAACTGTCAGCCATGCTTTATTTCCTCATTAATACGGACAGCCTCCGATTCCAGTTCCAGAAATTCAGATATGGCCGCCCGCCGAAGTTCAAGGGGATTTAGTCGCCAGAAGTGAGCGGTGTTGTAGAGTCGGTTTCTGAGGTTGTCTTCCCCGCCGATTGAGTAAAAAAATTGAGGATCAGCATGCTGGCTTTGAAAATATCGAGTTTCGCCAGCTTCGCCGCGGACGAGCGTGGAATACCTGCCAGCAGCGGGATATATTTCAGCGCGACGGAACTATCGATTTTAATCGCGCCTTCAGAAGTAACCGTAAACGGGAAACCGATCGCTTCAATCTCGTCATATGACGGTTCACGCAGTTCCAGCACATACAGTTTTTCGTTATGAGCCATGATCGGTTGTTCAAGCTTAAGCTCTTTTGTCATTGGTAAAATCCTTCTTCACCGTGGAATTCCAGATCCACCGTGCCCTCTTCGGGATTATGGTTAGCTTCGCCGTGCAGCCAGGCATTGGACAGCACGTACACCTGACCGTTGGCCAGCTCAGATGTGATGGTCATGACATCAGATGAGGTGATTTTGTCGACAGGAAAGTTCTTCGGAACTTTGGCAGTGACCTTCGTATACGCTGCACGACTCGTTTCTTTGTAATCAACAGAGCCGTCCAGGCCGATCACGTCATCACGGACTTTGGTGTTCATGGGGACTTCAATGCCCCCGGTAACTGACAGCTGCTGGCCGTCGATTTTGAAATAGGTCGTTCCCGCGATCTTTGCCATTATGCGGACTCCTCGTTGTACTGCAGGCGGAACTGATTAAGCACAGCAAACACGCGCAGCTGGTTGACATAATCCGGTGGGAACAGCACATCCAGACGGTTCGGATCGTTCGCGTTACGCTCGACAATCAGGTGTTTCTGGAACAGGTCAAAGTTTTCGACAATCCCCTCACGTTCAAGCTGACGGTAGGTTGAACCCAGCTCACCGCGAATAACCGCTGGAGTGACTATCGCCTGGCCGGGACCAAATCGGGTGCCATCATTCGCCAGCTTATGGCGACCATATTTGCTGGTGATAACCGACTTCAGCCGACGAAGCACATAAGCGCTGGTATGCAGCGTTTCGCTGTCGAGATAGCTGTTGTCCGCAACGCCGTACGCATTGGTTTTATAGGTGGTGATGTCGCGCTGGATGCGCAGCACGCCAGTTTCTGTATAGGCGGTCGCAATGCCGTGCATCAGCAGGGATTGTTGTTCAGTGATGGTAAAGCGCTTGCCTGTCGGGGCAGGCAGAGCACCAGTGAGTTCGCCAGTCTGTGTCGGACGAGCAGGATCGATACGCAGGAAAACAGCGTCACGCGCCAGGCGATACCCCACCAGCTCATCGACACACGTTTGCACCTCTTTCTCGTAGCCGGCAATAGTAATGTGCTGGTTATTGAGCGAATCACCAAATGCCACCAGTTCAGACAGCGAGCCGGTTCTGGCGGTATAAACATGACCATACAGCTGGCGGATATAACTCCATCGCCCGGCGCTGTCGTTCATTTCAACGGACATCAGCTGCAGGGAGTTAGCATCGCTGAATGGCAGCCCGATATAATCAAAAGGCTCGTCGCCCATGGCCGCAATCGCCTGGGACAAGTCTGGATCACCAGCACCACCGCTCATTTTACCCGTCTGAATACTTAACCCCGCGGGGATCTCTTCACCGCTGGCGGTACCGTAGTAATTCAGAGTTAACGGAATATTATTGCCCACCGGGCCGCTGTTAACAGCAGAGAGAATAATTGTACCCTGCACTTCCCCGGCGGAAGTCGTCTGGTATTCCGCGCTGACAGGCAAATCGGGATTATTGTTGATAATGCTCAGCATGGCCTGAGCCACCTGATCGCCAGTGTCCCCCGTTGCCACTGTCACCTGTACCTTACGGGTGCCAACGTAGAGATTAACGGTACCCGCATCCGTCGCAGTGCCTGTAATGGTGATGGTGCCCGACGCCACCTCACCATTGTCTGGAACGGCAATGACCCAGAGCTCACCAAACGGATCAACCTGACGGTATGCTTCGACCATACGCGCCAGCTGGCTGCCACGGCCCGCCATTTTTTTTGCTAAATCCTTCGATGGCATGATCATCAGCTGATTCAGCGGCATATCCGATTCAGGCAGCGCCATCCCAATCAGCAGAGAGGGGGCGCTGTCCTGAGCGGTGTTTGCCGCGCTGTTATCCATTTCGGCATAAAATAGCGGCACTCTGTTATCAGACGGCACATAATTAAAGCTTACGGTCATTTTTATCCCCTTTACGTGAGATTTTTTCGATGTCGCCAGCGGCTTCACGGCGATACCAGTAGGCATTTACTTCCACATTTCGGCCTGCTTCAGGCAAAAGGTCGCCGCGGGTAGGATCCGGAACAGATCGCCCCTTTTGAGGTTTTACAAACATTATTTTTTCCAGGTGGTGGGTTACGGGAAGGTGAGTTCGGTGTGGTGCTCGATATTACGGTCTGGCCCGCTGCCGGGATCGATATAGTCCACGTCAATGCTGAGAGTTTTCAGATCATCCAGCGCGTCAAGGTCGTCCTGCTGGCGGGAGTCGGACTCGTCAATCTCATACTTCACCGTAAAGTCGAACTGGTAATATAGTTCATAGCGGTTTAGCTCCAGCAACATGCCACCAGCGTACTGAATTTCATGGGCATCAGGATCCGGACACCAGCCCAGCAGCGCTTTCCAGATTTCGTGACGCACATCATGTACTGCATCATAGGATGCCCACTGGCCTCTTTCATCGCGCTCATTGCTGAGGACAACGATGACGGAAAAGCCCTCTGTCAGATCCTGCCAGTAATCCGTCTGAGAACGCTGCTCCCCGGTCACATCTTCCGCTGGCACCACATAAGCGGCGGGCAGTTTCAACTTTCCGGCATCCGGGATCGCCTTAAACTGTGCAGCACCACCCACACGATTTTCAAAACGCGGGCAGCGGGCACGCAGTGCGGCCACAATCGGCGTCAGTTTCATTTCTTGTTCCCTCTCTGTGGGCGCAGGGACTTGCGCAGCTCACGCGACAGCACATATCGGGTCCAGCTGCGCCGCCGCTCCAGCACCTCGGCCATATAGTTATTACGTGGAGCAATTTTCCAGCCGCTACCGCCAGACGCACCGCGATGATGGCCTTTTTTACGTTTCGCGCCGCGGCGAACACCGTAAAACAGAAACGCCGGATAAAAGGCACCGGAAATATGGCGATTCCCCTCGCCGTTCTTCTGGTTCGGGGCAATCTTCACCATCAACCCCGGGCGCCGTTTTGATGCGCGAGGTACGTAATAGCCGATTGAGCGGGCCAGTTTGCCCGTCCGGTACGCCGGGTTTTCACCGGGCGCTGAGCGCCCACGACGCATGACCAGGCGGCGGGCGTCCCGCATATGTACCTGACCGATGGTGACAAATGCCCGGCGCATACGGGCGCGATTGAAAACAAGCTCCTTCGGCTGTTCAAAATCAACGTGTAAAAACGCTTTGTTCTGCATAGCTGGCCCCTCGATCCGTACCAAGCTCCTCACATTCCAGCAGCAGATAACGGCGCTTGCTGTTCAGGTCACGTACGCGGCGAATGCGGTATATCTGCCCGTCACAGAAAACTTCATGATCGGCAGTAATCTTTTTTCGCCAGCGTATCGTGAAATAGTGCGTAACCGTGTTCTCTGTCTGTACAGAGCCCTGATAGGCCGCTGCGCCGGGCTGGGCCAGCTTCGCCCATGTTCTGATCTCATCCGGGAACGTGGGAGATACGCCAAAATCATCATTCGGCTCATCCACCCGCAGGCGAATCGCTATCCGTTTATCCAGCTCGCCCGGGTCAGGCAAAAGGTAGGTCGCACTGGTCTGTGACTGGCGCAGTTTCATAGCGGAATATACCTGTAAGGCCCAACTAACCAGTTGAAGCTCATCGGCAGCTCAAGCTTTTCAACCTCGGTGACGGTTGTTCGGTTCTCGTAGAAGTGGGTGACCAGCAACAGTAGCGCCAGCCTGACCTCATCGGGCATGACCAGACCATCGGGATCGTCTTCTGGCACATCGGCAGCCGTTGCATAAAGCCTGCGGTTGAGGAAGTTCTCCGTCCGGCTCTGTGCCGCCTGCCCCATCAGCGCCAGCAAACTGTCTTCATCGGTGAAATCTTCGTCCAGCCGGAGCTGGGCTTTGATTTCCTCCATTTTGAGCAGCATATATCCTCCCGTGCCCGCCGGGAGCGGGCACAAAAAAACCGCGTTTAGCGGCGTGTGGTGTTGCGTCAGGCGTTACCGAAGTTATCAGCTGCTGGCGCTGCCTTTACCCACCAGCGCTTTAATGGCGGAAGTGTCTTCCAGAATGCAGTCGAAGCGATGGAACGCCAGGAAGCCGGTCTGGTCGAATTCAGCGTAACGCTCAACCAGGCGCTTAAGGATCATGTAACGCACGCGGCGGATAATGAAACGGTCAAAGTCACCGCAGAACATGAATTTCTTACCGGCGCCAATATCATCAATCTCCTGATCGATAACATACGGCACGTTCAGAACGGAAGCAGGCGCAACGCCGACGATATCCGGCAGCCACAGGGGACGGCCCTGACCGTCTTCCATTTCGCTAATGAGTTTCAGGGTGCTGTCATTGAACGCAAGGCGGAACTTCGGCCCGCGTCGGTACGCCGGGTCAATGCTGTGCTTGAGCGCCAGAATTTCCTGCCACTTCACAGCCGCGGCGGCGGCCGTCTGGGTGGTGCCAGTAACGGAAGTTGCCAGCCCTTTCGGCTGCTTCGGCGTACCAGCACCAGTTCCCTGAATCAGATAGCGGGCTTCACCGCGGCCAATACGCTCCGCGATGCGTCGGGCAAGGTAGGCTTCCATGTCGATCGCGCTGTCCTGCAGCAGTTCGTTAGATACACGGATGATTTTAGAGGTCATTTTCAGCGCACCGAGGCTGTCCATGCCAAATTCGGTATCTTCTTCACCGGCCTCTTCGTTCTCACCCAGCAGCACGCCGACTTCGGCGGTACCATCGGCGGTAGCCCACTCCATAGTACGACCATCAGAGGTCGTCAGGATCTGCGCCACGCTGGCGATACCACCGTAAGCCTTCATCTGCTCAACGACTTTCGCAAGGAAAGTGTCCGGAACGGTGTAGCCTCCCTTTTCATCCGGCGCGACACCCTGAGCGCGCAGCTCACGCAGGGCCTTACGCTCTTCGGAGGTCAGTTCGCTGGCGCCGTGACGCATCCATTTATCAAAAATCTGGCCTCGCTGCTCATCCGGCTTTTTACCGTTATCTTTATTCAGATTGTCGCGCTGTTCATCGCTTTTATCGTCGATGTATTTCTGATCCATATTGCGCAACTCTTCTTCGCGGGCAATACGCTCATCCAGCCCTTCCAGCTCGGATTTAGCCTTATTCCACTCGGTACGCTGCTCATCTGTCCAGGCGTTATCCCCGATCTTTTCGTTCAGCGCGCGCATTTCAGTTGCGATGGTATTGCGCTTTTGTTTCATTTCATGAAGCTTCATGGGTGTTTCCTTATGCATTAAGAAGTGTCAGGACGCGCTCGCGCGCCATACGTTGGTTAATGGCAAGCTTCAGCGCACCGCTGTCGCGTGCTTCCTGCCAGGCTTTCAGGGAACGAACACCGGAATCAGCTTCCGGGTACGCCGGGTACGTGACGGGGCTGACATCGAAGAGACGCGAGAAGCGCGAAATCTCACGAATGACCACGCCCTCTTCGTCCTCATACCAGCGCTCGCCGTCCCGGGCGACCCGGAAGGCAAAACTGGACTGGTTGATGTCGCCGCGCAGCATCGGAGCGAGCACCAGATCGCGGATGGTCTGGGTATCAGGCGCTTCAATGTCGTAACGCAAACCGCGCTCATCGGTCGAAACCTTCAGCGTACCGGACGCACTGCGCCCCAGAATAAAGTTAGGGTCATGGTTGAACAGGCCGCGCACATCGTCGCCCAGCACATCATCAAACGCGCCAGGCTTGATAATCTCGCGAAATCCCCATAGCGGTTCAGATCGCGAATTGAAAACCGAGCCATAACCGATAATGCGCGTCGGCTGCTGATCGTGCTGCTCAGCCCTGACTTCGCCGCTGTAGCAGCGTGTTTCCCGATCGTCACTCATCGGAATTGCCCTCCGTTTTATCGTCGTCTTTAAAATCTTTTGCCGGATCGGCAGCGTTGACGCTCACCAGCATCTCGTCGAGCCCGTCTTTGGGATTCATATCCTCAAAGGCGCGGGCCTCATTGCGGCTCATCCAGCCATCTGTGATGGCAAAATGGTAGAACTGAGCACGCTCTTTCGGCGTACCGCGCAGCAGGCCCGTCAGGTTAAAGCGGACGTAATACCCGGCCTCCCGCTCGGCACGGGTAAACAGGCGACGGTTTATCTCCTGCTCCCAGTTAGTTACCCAAGGCATCATCGTGTAGCGCACAAACTGAATGGCCTGCTCGGAGATATTGGAGAATGTCGCTTTTTCCAGGTCGTTGATCATGTGTGCCGGTACGTTGAAAATTCCGGCAATCATTGAGCGGTTAAGCTTCATCATGTCGATGAGCTGTGCATCAACGGGGGAGACGGTCAGGGCTTTATAGTCAAGCTCTGCCGGCAGCAGCATGGTTCTGTTTTCCTGGCTTCGCAGCATGGCAGAAGCTTTCTGCCACATCTCTTTCAGTCTTTTCCAGGAACCATCATTCAACTCGCCTTTGACTGAGACAATCCCCGCAGGCCTGGCATTCCCGCTAAAAAAACTCTCGGTATATTTCTGCCCGCTCATCCCCATACCGATCGTTTCAGCGTGCTGGAGAATCGGACTCAGCCCCATCTTCTGGTTATTCCCCAGCGCCCGGATGTGGATCATGTCGTCGGGGCTGATAGCAAAAGAACCCTCTTCGTTGTACATGCCGTAGGTGTAACGCCCGCCGGTATTCAGCAGGGTCGTTTCCCATGGCATACAGGCTTCAAGCTGGATAACTTCCCCCCGGCGATTACGCTTAACGTGGGTATAGCCATTCCCCCAGCCGAGGATATGGCGCTGTTTCAGCTCGCGCCATTTGTAGCTGGTTTGCCAGTCGTTCGGCTCATCATGAACCAGATAAAAAACGGGGTGATCCCGCGCCGGCTCCACAAACTTCCCGGTTCGCCGCATAACATGTAGCGGCATCTGGGCGACGTTGGAGGAAATGACGTAAATACAGGCATACACCGCCGCCAGCTTCATCGCCGTTTTGGGGTTAACGATCACATCACCGTTAAAAATTCCGTCGTTTTCGGCCGCTTCAGCCGTCAGCGGAACAGCAGGATTTTCAAGTGAGTTGCTTCTGAACATGGCATTAATCAGCATTTTGCTCCCCTTGCTGCCAGCAGCGCCCATAACAGAAGCCCGGCGCCGCCAGCCATAAGCGCAGCCGCGGCACCGTATTTGAGGTAAATACCGCCCACCAGCGCGCCGAAGCCAGACAGCCCGGCAACATCGATAATTAGTGATTTCACAGGAATAAAACGTCCTCGTCTGGATCGAGATTGGAGAGAAAATCTTTTGGCTCATTCAGCATTGCGCGGCCAACACCCATCATCATGCTCACCGCGCCATCTATCTTGTTACCGCCCCCCTCTTTCACCGGACGAACGACATCATCACTGCCTGGAAGATACTTCCCGACCACGTTAGAAACACACCAGTTCATCAGCGGATTACCGTCATGATGAAAACGCCCAGCAGCGATTGCCGCTTCAATTTCACGCATCGGATCGCTCATGTTGGTGTAGTTCTGAGTGATGGTGACAGGCTCCAGGCCTTCATCCAGCAGCATGTGGGAAATGCTGGTCGCCCCGTAGGGGTCAATCGGGCATGTCGCTATCTTCACCGATTCACGCAACTGAAGGATGGACTCAAAAATGATGCGGTAATCCACCTCTGCGCCATCTGTGGGCACCAGCACCCCTTGATTGACGAATGACTGATAACGCTCTGCCGTTGTTTTCAGCGCCGGATCAGTGGAATACACCGTATCCTCTGGCACCCAGAACATCGGGCCGACACAGTAAAAATGGCTAAGCCCGTCAATTTCTCGCCTGAAGATCGGCGCTACGGCGTTGAGGTCAAGCTTGGATGCCAGGTCAATCCCCAGATAGCACTCCTCCCCGGCAAAATCCGACAGCTTCAGCGTTTTATCTGCTGCTGCCATCCACTTCTGCAGGTTATAGAAGGCGGCTTTCGAACTCACCCACTTGTTAAAGTGTTTGGTGAGGATCTTGTTGGTCTGGCTGGGTGTGGACATGGCCAGCAACTGTTTAGCCCTGAGGAAGCTTTCCTTTATCGACACACCGTAGTTTGGGTTTGCTTTTATCAGCGCTTCCGGCTTCGTCCAGTCGTCGTCATCATCAAGGGTATAGATGATGCCAAATATGGCCTCGTTTTCGCCTCCTTCCCTGATGCGCTCCAGTATTTCAACCACCTGAGCACGCTTTTCATAGCAGGGGGAGGAAATGTCATATCCTGCGGTGGTAATGATGAGCGTCACAGGCTGCTCACGCGCGCCCATACCCGTTGTCATAGTGGTATAGAGCGAATCGGTATCATGCTCGTGATACTCATCGATAATTGCGCAGGACGGTGAGTCACCATCCCCCGGGTCACCGATGATTGGCGCAAAAACGGATCCATCCGGGCGGGTCATCCGTTTTGCCCAGGGCTTAATGCTGAATTTCTGACGCAAAGACGGCAGCTTTTTCACCATCGCCAGCGCCGGCGCAAACACCTTCCACGCCTGCTTTTCTGTCGTGGCGCCACAGTAAACTTCCGCAGCATATTCACCATCGGCGCAGAACATATAATTGCCGATCGCCGCCGCTATTGCGGATTTACCGTTTTTACGCGGCACCTCGATATAGATCTCAGTAAAGCGGCGAAACCCGGTATCTTTGCGTACCCAGCCAAACGGCACGCCCAGGGAGAATTTTTGCCAGGGCTCAAACTCTATTCTGAGCTTACGCCGCGCCCACTCCCCGGAGGTGTGGGGCATCTTCTGGGAAAATCTTAAAAAACGTTCAGCCTTATTCTTATCGAAACGATAGGGCCAGTTTGGATCCTTCGCGCGTTCGAGATCATCCAGGTGACGCTGACAGGAAAGAATGGTTAACCGACATGCCAGAATCTTCCCGTTCACGACGTCCCGCGCATACTGGTTCGCCGCATTGACGTTCGGATATGTAGCCATCAATCAAACTCATCGAATTCATTCCCTGCATCGTCCGGATCATTCTTACCGCTGGTCATGCGCAGTCGACTCAGCGGGTCAAGTCCGAGAAGCGAACCCAGACGGGCAACCTGAGAAACAGAGTCATTTCTGACGTTAATAGCGGGGTGTTTCTTCTCCCCGCCCATCTCACTGGAGACGGTCAGCCCCTCTTTTGCGATAACTTTTTCGGCTTCAATCATCAGATGAAACGCATTGCAGTACGCGAGCAGGATCGGCGCATCCTCGACCTCGAACACACCCCGCTCAATTAAAATTTTGCTCTGGGTTTTCCATAGCCTGATCGCCACGTCCCCCATCAATTCAGGAGGCGGTGCAATTCTGGTCAGTTTGCTGGTTTGCCCTGTGGGTAAATTTCTTTTTCGACCGCCGCCGGAAGATCGCACAACACTACCCATTAAAACCTCCGATTCAATAGGCGAAACCTTCCGGAAAAAAGTTTCTTATTTTGGGCGCGTAAAAATATGACGAGGCGGCCAGTCCGGGAAGGCAAAGGCGGTAGAGATTTTACCCCGCCCCCCTGCCCCGGCCTTCGCGGGCCGTCTTCGCCCGGTGGCAGGCGGCGCACAGGCTCTGTAGGTTGCCATCGTCGTCCGTCCCCCCCTGAGATTTAGGAATGATGTGGTCAACATGCTTTGCCACAACTGCCACCCCCTGCCTGCGGTGCTCACAGCACAGCCCACCATCACGCGCAAGTATCCGCATACGACGACGATCCCATACCGTGCCATAACCGCGCTGGTGGCGGGTCTGACCGGGCTTGTACTGCTGCCAGCCGTCACCCTTGTGCTCGTCACAGTAGCCGCTGCGGTCCGTTGTGGTATTCCTGCATCCTCGTTTTCTACAGGCTTTTGGCGTTCTCGGCGGCATAGCTTCCCGTTCCAGATACAGCAGCTTCGGCTGAGTTGATGCCATAAAGACGAATATCGATCACGTCAAGGCCAGCTGATGGAGCATATTCATTATGTTCCTGCGCCATTGCACTAATCTGCTGGAGCAGCGTTCTGTATTTACTCGCAGCATCTTCAATGCAATCTGCTGCAGAGTGATTAAGCACAAGTGATCCATCAATCAGATATGAAGATTCTGATAATGAAATGGCAGCTTTAATGTTACTTAACGTATCGAGTTTGCAGTTGATACGCCGACGCAGCACTGTACAGCGGCCAATGTACTCATAGTTCGGCTCGTTCATTTTCAGACCTCATTTTCTTTTAAAGGCGTAGCTGCTGATGCCGTCGCGGCCCAGCGCGCTCTCGATCGTGTTGTGCTCGACGCAGACAAAGCCCTGAGCCTCAAACCACTTCAGCAAACCATCGTGCGTCCAGTACCAGATATGCTCATCTTTGCGGTAGTGGCGGGATTTCAATATATGCTCGGCGTCCCTGAACACAGGCAGTGACACGAACACCCACTGGCCTGCTTTCGCTACAGCCGCCTCGGGTTCGTCGATGTGCTCCAGTGAATCCCAGAACGTTAGTGCCGGAAAAGTAGTATCAGCAGCATATAAGTCAGCCCAGCGCATCCGGGCCTGCAGCCAGGCAACACCTTCCGGGTTGACGTCATATCCCCACGTGTCCGGTCGGCACTCAACGAACTGACCAGAGCCAATCCCCACATCCAGCACTTTCCCCAGATAATGGCGACCAACCAGCAGCAGACGCGCCGTAGTCAGCTGGAGGCCCATTGAGGTTTCAGCCAACTGGCGATATTTAGCAAAATACTGAGCATCATAGGGCCGGGCGGCGGGAACGGGATAACGCCCCATACCCAGTTCGGGCAACCACACCAGGCCGTTTTGCAGTTCATTTGAGAACGATGTCATGTAACCAGCCTTTGAATTTGTCGTTGAATCCGGAAATGTGCTTGCTGCAATCGTGATCCATGCTGGCACACATGCAGTAATCGTCAGGCTGAGCCCACCCAACCCGTGATAAATCCATCTCAGGATCGGTCACGATGTGAGGTGCATTGTGAGCACCACAGCCGCCCTGCACGATGAAGACGGGCGTTTGGTAGCAGATTGCAGCCGGTAACGCCCAGCCCACGCCAGAAACAACCACCTCCGCATGCTCAACCAGCGCCAGCATTTCAGTCACTGACAGCTCGCCTTGATGCAGCTGCAAATCAGACTCTGGAGGCTCACCCACCAGCCATTCTTCGCCCTCTTCCAGATCCGCCAGGCTGACTACGTAGAAGTGCTTGCGGAGTTCTCGTGCGGCGGCGGCCAGATATATCGGATCAGGATTGCGTGCCGGGTTCGCCCACTCTTTACGAACGGTGGCAGGACGAATCACGGCGATCGGCTTATCCGCCGTCACTGGCGATTCACCATACGACGGCAAATCGAACACACTGGCCGCCTTGCCAAACTGCCAGATCATGGCGTCGACAATGGAACCTTTTTTCAGCTCTTCCGGGCCATAAAAGATGGTGAGGACTTCCGACGGCCGCGCCGGCTCCCGAACGTAAGTCACGCCCGTTCTCTTTTCGTTTTTACGCTGAGTGCGCAGGCTGGTGTTGGAGCGAACAAACTGAACATCCAGATCGCAATAAAGCTCAGGCCACGGTGTACGCAGGAACGCACCGGGGAACTGGCGTACAAATGCGCGCTGATAAATAGAATCACCAAGCCCGTACATCCCGCGGATGCTGGCTTTTCGTCTTAATGCCATAAATACCCTACTGAGAAAGTGCAGCTTTTAACGGCCGGCAGGGAAAACAGGTAAGCCGCGTATGGCGGGAACAGTTGATTATTTCAGTACTACCTACAGCAGCTTTAAGGCGGCTGAATTCGTCTTGCCAGCGTGCCACACTGAATTTATCCGGGTTAGCCAGCAGTTGGTGATTACCGTGCCAGTGGGTGCCGTTGCGTATTGAACAGTCATAGCCCAGCAACAGGATCCTGCTGGCGCCTAAATGGACTGCGAGTTCAATCGCCCGTTGCCCTGAGTTATAGGACCCCGATAACGCAGAAGGAAAGCAGTTAATGCCAAAGCGGCGAGCGGTAAACTTATCACCGCACCACCGTTCAGCCGATGATGTGATGGTGCTGTAATGTTCTTCCCACCAGCAACAATCCGAAGCAAAAATCACTGCGGCATCGGGCAGCATCTGCCAGGAATTATTGACGGCAATAGCCGGTAAGCCAGATGTGCTAACCAGCGCACAATCACCCCGCATCAGCGATGGCCCACTAGCTATACAAATGAAAGTCTTTGTCATGATGACTACCTGAATAAACATTATCGAAGCACCCCGAATGTGAGGCACTTCTGTAATGCTTACTGTTGGCCTGCAACGACAGCTACGCCCAGAATATCCGTCAGCGCGATATCTACCGCGGCGTCAATCTGAGTATCGAGATCAGCTTTAATCCGCGCTTTTACCGCGGTGGTGACTGCATCGGATTTCAGCGCGTTTTTTACCAGTGCGTCAGTGACGATATCTTTTACTTCTGCCATTTCAGGCTCCTTTTGAGTTTTATGGCCAAATAGCCAGTCTTTGATCCACATGGTCAGATTCCAGTGGTTATGCTTATGAAACTAAAAACCCATTGCTTTTAACATAATTACAACATATGTTCTTTGCTTGCCGTTTCTCCGTTCGGCACCCGGTCAACTGGATCCCCGCCGGGTCTTTTATTTCAGACATTGCTGCCGGATGTAGTCCTGTAAATAGTTCAGCTTTTGTTGATCGCTGATGATGCCGGCGCGGATGTCGAGAACGTTTTGTCCAGCACCTGCAGAGAGTTCGAGGGTGGCAGCATTGCCCACGCCGCCGGAGCCTGAACTTTTGTCTGAACCGGGCACGGGACATTTCCCCTGGACGTACATCCGCCGAGTGCCAGCGGCAAGCTGGCGGCGAAGATTGTCATTCTGAGATTCGGCAGCATTCAGCGCCTCCGTATGTTTGCGGTCCAGTTCGGCCAGATGCTCCTGCCGGACCTGCATATCAGTGATGGTGGCAGCAAGGCGATTCAGCGATGCCTGCGCCTGACGGGTTGCCGTTCGCCAGCTGACGGCTTTATCGTGGTAGTGGTCAGCGGCCCAGCCCAGCGAGAGAACGGCGACGGCCAGAGCTGCGATGAGGTATTTATTCATACCTGGAGCGCCACCAGCGCAACCTGATAGCGTGCTTTACGGTCATCGAGACCATTTGTGCCGCCGTTGATGATCTTCGTTACGGCCACAATGTCACCAGCTTGTTTAAGGCAACCCTTCGAAGCGTAAAACCACGCAGCCGAACGGGCGGCATAATCATCCTGTTCCAGTGGCTGGGGAACCAGCAGCAAATCAGTGCCGAGGCCGGTACCGCAATCCCGGTAATTGTCGCGCCCGGTAATCTGAATCAGGCCACGACCGCGATAACTCCAGCCGTCATTTGATCCCGGATAACCGTTACCCATTCGGTTTGCATAGACAATATTTGCTATTGCCTGCTGGTTAGCTGCGTGTTCAGTGGTGCGTCCGTATTTTTGAGCGCTTTCTGCATCGAAATATTTCCCAAACGTAGCCAGTAAACCATCAGCCGAATAATTCAGATTCTCGACGATGCGGGTGAAACCACCAGACTCATGCCCTACCTGGGCGATAAAAATTGCCTGATCATCGATCGACGTAATACCAAACTCGTCCATAGCAGCATTCACAGGCTGAAACCAACGCGCAGCCAGTTCGGCGCTGATATTAGCCGCCTTCTGAAATTGTGATTTATTCATTGTTTACCCCGTAACAGATGCCCTACATTGCCTCTGGCACGTATCACCGCCACGCAAAGTAAGAGGTTGATAAGAACTTCCGTCCAGTCTGTATGAAAATACTCACCAGTCAGGACGCGGATACTCACCGCGCCGGTGGAGACTGTCAGCAGCCAGGCGACGAATGCCATTAAGCGATTGTGTGAAGCGTTCCCGCGTCGGTAGGTCAGCAGCCGCAGCGAGATAATGGCGCAGATGATGGCATTCCCATTCAGCAGATATTGTTCGAAAGTCACATACCACCTCCACGAAAACGGGAGAATATCGACGGGCCGTCTTTGCTGCTGAGCGCCATAAGAATGCGGACAACTGCCGCTGATGCCACCAGCGCGCCAATCGGCATATCCACAGAGGCATTTTTTGGGGCCAGCGATTCTATCAGGCTGGCAGTGAACGGCGCGGCGATAAGACCAACGGCGAACGACATTCCCCCCAGAAATAAACGCCACCAGATTTGGAAATCACTGGCGGAGGCCACAAAGATTGCAGCCCCCGCAAATGCGCCGATGACGGTCGGCCCGTCAAGTGGCCCGAATAAACTGACGAGGGTAACACCGGTAATCGCTGCCGTGGCAACGCCGGTGCCGGTAACTGGCTCGGTCACATGTATTACTCCGGAAGTGAAAAAGCCACGCAGCGGCCCCGTTCATCATTCAGATGCGACGGGAGGCTAATACGTGGCTCTGGGATAAAAAATCCCCGGCAATCCAGGAGCGGAAACGGGGAAAGGTGTTGCACTAATTTGACCTGTCAGCGGCCTTTGGATGGAAAAAAGGCCCACCGAAGTGAGCCCTTGTTAACGCATTGAGTTCGTTGTGGTGCGGAGTGCCTCTCCGTGAACCGTTGGTCAGCCACCATGGTTCGCACAGATTAACGTCGACGTAGAGGTATGCTGTTTGTGCCCCGCCGCACAGGGAGATTCACCACAACACAGTAATAATAATCCCTGAAATCACAACGGTTTTTAAACGTTGCGCCTCCGTGTCGTTTTTTCAGGCAGTTGTGTTTCGAGATCAAACAACCCACAGATGTTATCAGCAGCATTGAGAACCGCATCAACGAACGCCGGACTAAGTCTGATCTCTGGATGCTGCCTGACAACCTCAGCCAGCAATGCTCCTGCAAGAAACTCTTTCTCAAGTATCCGTGTCATTACCACATCCCATTTTTTTAGAAGGAATGTGATCTATAGCACATAAAAACGTTTCAGGTGTTAAATGCTAAATAGCTAACTTGTGAGGCGCACTCCCTTTCAACAAACCAACCCCGATTAGTTGAAAGATGCAGGAGTGCTTTTGGATGAGCGCTGAACCAAAGGTCAGTATTCTTACACAGCAATTTTGCAAAAAGCAGCGCTCATTCAAAACTGGATGCTTTTCAGTCGCTCCGGGGAACCCATCATCGCAGACTGAAAAGTTTAAGCTTGATTATTTTGAGCCATCGCGACGAAACAGGGTCCATTCTTCGATTCGCTCACCTGATGGTAATGTGCAGTACCCCACCTCACCACCGGATTCTTTAACGATATCTAGTTTTCCGCCTTGCTTAATGCAGTGAACAGAGGCTGGGTTTGCCATACCGATCGGCTGTTCTTGCTTTTGAGGACTTGTACAACCAGCAGCCAATAAAACTGAGGCAGCAATCATTGCTTTCTTCATAACATCTCCTATTTCAACTTTGCTGATGCTAATCCAACCGGACAGAGAAAGCAAAGCCCCCCACCGAGGCGGGGTCTCTCATTTGGAGCGGACTGCGGAAATCGAACTGGTGACCTACTGATTACAAGTCAGTTGCTCTACCTACTGAGCTAAGTCGGCGTTGGTCCGCCACCGGAGCCTCGAACCCCGTACTACAACCCCAAGGTTGTCGCTCTTCCCGATGAGCTAGTGGCGGTTTGGTGGCCCTTGCTGGACTTGAACCAGCGACCGGGCGATTATGAGTCGCACGCTCTAACCAACTGAGCTAAAGGGCCGGGAGCGAGATGATACATAAGTGAAACTACCCTTGCAATAATAAGGTTTTATGATGAAAAACACTCTGGAAAATGGTTAAATATCAAACGGCAGTGCTTTCAATCTAACCACAGCAAGGGAAGATATGATTTTTATTAAAAACGGCGAAAGCTTCGATCGCGTTAATGACTGGGCAGAAATCCAAGCTCGTGAAAGCTATCATTCCAGGCTGGAACTGACCGATCAACAATTATCCGATGTTTTTGGTTATTATGATGACCTACCGGAAGAAGTTCCATGTGGCAAGTCTAGCTGTCGAACGGGCCATAAAAAAGGGTTTCTTGTTCTTACTGAGGATGGGCTGGAGACGAACCTGGGTCACGTATGCGGTTCAAAAGTCTTCGGTATTGCATTTGAAAACCTAGCCACAGACCTCGAGAAAAAGGCCAACTTCCACAGATATCTAACAGCCCTCAAAGAAGCCAAGAAAAACATTTTTCTCCATTATCAAGCAAAAGCAAAACTCGAAGCCAGTGAGCCATCGCTAGAATGGGTCGCCCATAAAATTTTAGATTTAAGAGATTCTAAAATAGTTGGCCGAGCCGGGAGTCAAGCTTTGAAACGTATGGCAGCTTTAGGAGATGGGAAGGTTTTACTTCCCAGAAGGAAAACTAAGGAAGAAATGCAGTTGTCAAATGTCATGTCCCAAAAAGCTTCTGATAACGAAGACGAAATTTCTGAGGGCAATGTAAAACCACAATTTATCGACGAAGTAATTGGCGTGGTTCGTAATCCTGAATGTCTCCTCAACGATTATAACATTGCGTTAATCTTCGAAAGAGACATTCGTATTGTGCTGGAAGAACTGAATAACTGCAATCCTGACGATATTTCGGAGAAGAAGGTCATGTCGTTAGGATTAAAAGTTTTCAGACTGAATGAAAGATTTCAATTCCTGCAAGATCGTTTTGAGAAAGCATGTATATATTTAACTAAGGAAAACTTTAAGCCTTTAAATCATCAACTGCATTTGAAAAAATCAATTAGCAATAAAGACAAAACCCTTTTTAGTTCTTTCGTTAACTCGCTGCCATAA